CTTTTTAGAATCAGATGTAGCTGCTTTATAAATTTTTCACTCAGCGCTACATTTGCCTGATCGATAATCAGATCAATACATCTGAAATGGTTGGAGGTTTCTACAATATCGTCGACATTGACGGAACCGCTGTCCATGCCGATAGTGTTCGTTTCAAAGATGAATCGCGTTTGGTCATGGGTCAGCCGGCTTCCTTCGATGTGGTTGGAATTATACGTAAGCTCAATCTGCACTTTATGGTAGATGCCGCCCGAAGCTCTCGCCGCTTTTTCTGCTTTCAGAAATTCTAGCAGAGTGACCGGTTCTTCCCGATGCTTGTTGATGCGGTCCGGCCGCTGCGCGGTTTCGGGGATATTCCATGTCTTTCCAGTCAAAAAGGCGTCCGGTATTTTACCGTTTGCGCAATAATTACGCACGGTCCGTTCCGCTACGCCCCAGCGCTTTGCTGTTTCCGCTACAGACAGGTATTTCATGGCGCTTGCCTCCTATGCACTACGCCTATCATACCATATTATCGGCAAGAATTGAATCGCAATATCCAACTATTGTTGTTGTTTTTGCCGTTGTCGGCATATTGACCGTAGCACAGATTATATCCCCGCGGTTATGATCTCGTCGATCGCATATTCCACCTTCGCTTTTGCCAGCCCATGGAACTGCTTGTAGATCTCCCACTGGTCGAGCAGAGCGCCAAGTGGCATGAGCCAGACTTCGCGCTCTGATCTCCCCAGCAGGGTTACGCCGTAAAAGAGCAACCGGGCGAACGTTTCCTCATCGCTCACCCGGCCGACGCGTTTTTTTCCGGCTGCGGCTCGCTTTCCACATAACGTTTCGTACCCCGCAGCATCGAATCCATGATCGCATCCTTGTATTCGGCCAAATCCGTCGGCGTGGTCAGAAGCTCGATTTCTTCCTCCGTCAGCGGTTCCCGCTTGTCCTCCGGATGCTGGAAATTGTGGATCAGGATGCTCTGATTCGCCAGCAGGGCGATCAGCCAGATCAGTTCGTCCAGCGCTAACTCGAAGTTTTCCGACTTCATGAGCTTATCGCCGAGGTTCGCCAATCCGCCATAGCGCTTGGCGATCTCCTTCGTGGCCCGGGTCGTGAGGATCAGCTGATACTCTTTTCCCGCTATCGTTATAGACGCGGCTCGTTCGTTATCCATAGATTTCCTCCGTTATTCCGCAGCCGCGAACGTGGGCTCGTATACTTCCGTATACCACCCTGTGATCGTCGCCGGCAATACGCCCGTATCGTCCTCATTGACCTCGGCCTTCCACGGATGTTTTCCCTGCCCGTCGATCTTGTTCCTACGGTAGAGCGTACCCTCGATCTTCGGCGTGTTGAACGTGATGCTGTCGCCTTTGGTCGCAAGGTTCGTCGCCGGGATGCCGAACAACACCCGGTAAAGCCAGAAGAATCGGTATTTTCCGTTGCTCTTTTTGGCGCGGAAACCGATCGCCACTGGCGATGCCATGCCTTCGCTCTGGGAGATCACCACGCCGTTGTCGTCGAGGACTGCACCGACAAGATCGCCGGCCGCCGTTGCGCCGATGTCGTTGATCCCGAGCGTCAGCTTTCCGGTCTTGAACTCCTTTACGACTTCCGCTTCCGCATCGTCGGCGTACAGCGACGCTTCGTTGATTTCAACCTCCAAATCGGCAGAAATCGCCTTTGCCAGCTTGGTCGGCGTTCCGTACGTTTCATCCCCATTGGCGTCCTCCGTGATCTTGGCGTAATAGAGCCCATCCAACCCGATCGTAGCCATTCAGATTTCCTCCTGTTCATATGCTTTCGCCACGTCGATGGCGTAATGGTAATAGCCGGTATCGTCCTCGTGTTCGATATACCGGCGGTCCGTAATTGTAAAGCCGGTGGTCAGCAGCATCCGAACGAGCAGATCTTTCTTATCGATGTAACTGCCCTTCGTATACAGCGACAACCGCGCTTCCTCGATGTTCATGCCGGGCGCGTTGTCCGAAAACAGATCGAACCGCTCCGAAACCGGCGTCACCACGACATACTCGTCCGGCGCGGTCCCGGAGAAAACGCCGGTCTCCACGGGGAGGCCGGCGTTCTCCACAATCGTATTCAATTCCTGCAGCATGCTCATTTCAGCCCCAGCTCCGCTTTCAGCGCCGCCTGCATCGCCTCGATGCATGGTTTCCGGCTCGATCTGCGTGTTGGTTTCAGAATCGGTTTCGGCGGCTGGCCGTGCTTCCCGTATTCGAGGATGTTCGCAAGCTTAGCATTGCTGACTTCACGGTCCTCCGAAAAACCGACCTTCACGTCATAGTTACCCTCGTCGTTCAGCTTGACGGGTGACACGCCCAGTGCCGCCAGCAGCTTGCCGGTGGAACGCGAAGGGTACTTTGTGTCCCGTCCAATCGCCGAGCGGAGGTTTGTTTTCATCGTGTCAAAGACAACCTTTCCGCCGGCTTCGAGCGCTTTCGGAATCGCGGTATCCGTTTTCTCCGCAGCCTTTGCCAGCTGATCCATAAACTCGGTCGGCATTTTGATCGTTATCCTACCCACGAGCCGCCTCCATCTTCTTAGCCAGCACCTCGATGTACATCTTTCGCCCCTTTACGTCCTCGACCGACGTGATTTCATATCTCTCGCCGTCGCACAGGATCACATGCTCCGTCGTAACGGTCAGCCCGGGGATCACCCGAAACCGGAAGAGATCGGTCGCTTCGGAAAAGGCGGCACGGTTGACCCATTTCTGGGAGCCGTGCCGTCCTTCCCGATAGGCGTGGGGAGAGGCTATGATGTTGTCGGTTTTCGTTGCGAATCCGTCCGCGTCCTTTGTTACCGTTTCCTCTGCGATCGAGATGCGTACGTTCATCTTGCCAAAGCTCATATGCCGACCTTCCAGTCCCGGTCGAGCCGAAGCAGCGTATTCACCGCGTTCCAAACCTGCTGTCCGGCCTGCACGTTATCGGCGAAGAACCCGCCCGTGCTGCCATCCCGGCTCTCATAGAAATGGGAGGCGAGCATGATCACGGCCTGTTCGGTCGTTGCCGGCATGACCGCCGCTTCGTAGGTTCCGACGGTCAGGTGTTGATACCCTTCCGCGTAGGAAACCGCCGCATCGATGTACTGCTGCAGCAGTTCGTCGTCCTCAGTATGTTCGAGGATCAGGTTCGCCTTGACCTTCTCCAGCAGCGTACTCATATCGTTACTCGTCCGCCGCCATGATACCCGCGGCTTTCAGCGCCGCCAGTAACGTGTTGAAGTCGGCGACCAGCGCCGCAACGTCGGCCGCGGTACTTGCAGGCTGATTGGCGGCGATGCCGACGACGCCGGGGCTGCCTGCCGCAGCGGCGGGAAACCCCGTAACCGAGGCCCCCTCCTGAATCTCCAGCGTGCCGCCGATAATTAGTTTGTCGCCGCCCTGCTCCATGTAGTTTTTCGCGTTGTATTCCATGCCGTTTTCTCCTTACGCCTTCTGCTGCAGGACCTTAATCGCTTCCGGCAGGATGAGCTTGCCGTCCACGCGCTGCGTCGCCATGAAGCCGACCTGACCGGTGGTAGCGAACAGCTCGTTCAGCCGTTTGAAGGAACGGCCCTGACGATCGGCGATCCAGTAGTAGGAGAAATCGCCGAACGCAAGAGATTTGTTGCCCGCGGCAATCGTCGGTACATACGAGGACGTATACACCGGGCGGTTCAGAATCGAATCCGGCGTACCGGCCGTCAGCGCGGGCTGCCAGAGATACTGGCCCTGACCGTCCTTGAGCTTGCGGATCGCCTTTACCGTCGTGTCGTTCATGACAAACACGGCTTTCTTGCGGTACGGCGATTTCAGGCTGTAGAACAGATCGAGTACTTCGTCGACGGTTACAGCCGTCGTACCCGCCGCAGTAACGCCGACCTGCGCGCCGCCGGTCGCATTGAAGATGCCGGTCGGCTTCCCGTCCGCGTCACCGATAAAGAACGCTTCCTCTTCCTTGTGACCGATCCGACGTGCAAACTCGGTTGTAATATAGCTCTGCAGATCGAACACGGAATCATTGAGTAGTTCGTCTGATACCTTAATGAAGGTGCCGAGCTTGAACGCGCCGATCGAGGTCTGGCCGAACGCCTCGTCGCTTTCGGGTACGAGCTCTTCTTCATCCAGCCAGGACGCGGAACCGTGCGTCGTTACAACGGGAATCTTTCGGTCACCGCTCGAGGTCTGGATGACCCTGGCGAGGGAACGAAAGATATTTTCCTCTTCAAGCGCGGCGACCAGCGTACGTTCGAATTCGTCCGGGACGAGATATCCGCCCTCGCTGTCGGTACCGACCTGCAGCGCGTTGACCACATCATAATGCGGATTCTTCGAGCGCATGACGTTCCAGAATGCCTTTTTATATGCGGCGGATGCACGCCCGGTCTTGTCTTCTCCTGCCGGCTGCGCCGGTTTGTTCGTCAGCGGGTCGGCGGTGGGTTTGTTCAGTTCGGCGTCGATCTCCGCCTGACGTTCGAGCCGGTCGATTTCCTTACCGAGGTTGACGACGTCGGCTTCCATTTTTTCGTATGTCGCCACGTCTTCGGCGGACAGCAGGCCGTCCGTACCGCGCTTGGTATCGAGAAACGCCTTTGCCGCGTCCCACGCTTTTGCGCGCTTTTCGCGAAGCTCCTGAATACGATTCATGTGATTTCCTCCTCATACTTTCAAAAGATTGAGCCGCTGCTCGAGCGGCTCCAATGGGTACTTCGGTTCGGGTTTCGGCAATTTGCTCAACAGCGAATTCGTGACCGCCCGGCGGCTGAACTGATAACTGTTGACCGGGATATCGTCCTCGGGCAGCGCCGCTTCGCGCGTCAGCACGCCGTCGGCAAAACCAAGCTCGATCGCCTTTTGCGCGTTCATCCACGTTTCAGCATCCATGAGATGCGAGATCTTCGTCCGGGACAGTCCCGTTTTCAGTTCATACGCGTTGACGATGCTCTCTTTCACCTCATCCAGCATGGCGATCGCTTTCTGCATTTCCTCCGAATCGCCGATTGCTACGGTCAGCGGATTATGGATCATGAGTAAGCTCGTCGGGGCCATGAGCACTTCGGTACCAGCCATGGCAATAACAGACGCGGCGCTCGCCGCGATGCCGTCGACTTTAACGGTGACGCTGCCTTTGTACTCCATGAGCATGGTGTAGATCTGGCTTGCGGCGACGCAATCGCCGCCCGGGCTATTGATCCATACAACAACGTCACCCGTTCCGGCATTCAGTTGCTCTTTGAACGCTTTCGGGGTGACGTCGTCTTCAAACCACGATTCCTCGGCGATCACGCCGTCGAGGGTCAATGTTCGGGTGCCGTCCTCGTTTCGCACCCAGTTCCAGAATTTCTTCATCCGGTTCCCTCCTTCGTATTGTTCGCAAACACGCCGGCGTCCTCGAGTTTCGTCATGGCCCCGTTGATCAGGTACAAATCCCCGCCGAGTTCCGGCGCGATGCGATCGAGGTTTTCCAGCTCGCGGATATCGTTCGCACTCATCCAGCCGTTCTGTCGCGCGGTCGCATACCCGGCCATACGGGAGGCGTAATCGCCGCGGAGAAGCCCGTCGACGTTGAACTTAATGAAGTGTGCCGGCTTCTCACTTTCGGAGAGCAGTACCCGGCACATACTCTGCTCCCAGCGCACTACCCAGGGATCGAGTGTATATTTCACGAACTCGAGCGACTGCTGTTCGATGTTGCTGAACGACGATTTCTCCAGATCCGCCAGCATGTGCGGCGGCACGCGGAAGATACGCGCAATCTCGTTGATCTGGAACTTCCGTGTCTCGAGGAACTGCGCCTGCTCGGGCGAAATGCCGATCGGCGTATATTTCATGCCCTCTTCGAGCACGGCGATCTTATGCGCATTACTACTTCCCTGATGCGCCGCGTTCCAACTGTCGCGCACGCGCTGCGGGTCCTTGATGGTGCCCGGGTGTTCCAGCACGCCGGACGGGGCCGCACCGTTGGCGAAAAACTTCGCGCCGTATTCTTCTGTGGCCATGGCCAGGCCGATTGCGTTCTTCGCCATGGCGATCGGGCTGTAGCCGATCAG